CAGGCAAGCAAGGGCAACGGCACGGAGAAACATCAAGCCCCTTCCTCTACCGATACCGCAACAAAAGGAAAAGGAAATGGCTTATTACGAAACCAGCCGCCCCGATTGGGGAATGGACGAAATGTACAGGCGCGAAGAATTGCGAGACGCAGAAATTGCGATCGAAGAACGCCAAGAAGATGTCAACAGGAAGATTTTCAAATTATTCCACGCGCAAATCATGCAGCACGTCATCAAGGAAGCATACGATTTTCGCAAATTCGCCATCGAATGTGGCGAATTGGACTACTCGCAGAATGATGCTGAGTGGCGGACTTGCTTGCTAGACGGCGCGGAATTTATCGAACTGAGTAGCAACAAGTACGAAAACGAAGAAATCAAAGACGCGCTGATTTGGGCAACTCAGTCAAACCACCCTGATTTACGAGTAAGCAAAATCGACGAACTGGCAAACCAATGGAAGGAAGCAGCATGAAATACGCAATCAGAACAGTTTTAGCCGTGTCAGCTATCACAATCGCCGCTTACAGCTTTTCAGGCAAAACAGAGAAGCCAGTAGAGCCGGAAACCATCAGCCAAGAAGCACAAATTGAACAAACATACGAAACCATGCCGGACGAAGTAAAGGTCATGGGAGACGCAGAAGTAGGAGGTTGTAAATGATGATGACAGTTACCAGTCTTGTAACACGCCCTAAAGACATCAAGCCAAAAGGCATTAGACACCAGCAATCGCCAAGCGTACGAATGAAGCGCGAGGGTAAGCATTGGATTGTATGGCGCGAAATTGAGAGCTTTTCATGCAGTCAGCCCCTTATGCACCCACAAGCAAAAATTAAGCGCAAGCGAGCCGATGAAAAGAAATTCCGCACGATGGAAGAGGCGGAGCAGTATTTGAAATCACTCTTCGAGGTGTGAGATGTGTCAGGAACTGATGTTTTATTGCCAAGTCATGCAAGAACTTGAGCAACAAGAAGAAAACGAAAGGAATAAAGAAAATGAGTTTCCCTCAAGAAGTATGGAAAACCCTGTCAGCAGTCAATGTGAATGACAAGGTAGAGAAGAAGAACGGACTGAGCTATCTCTCATGGGCATGGGCATGGCAAACGCTGATGGAACACTACCCCGAAAGCAGTTTTGAAATGCACCCTGAAAAGTTCTTTGCAGACGGCACGGCAGAGGTAGGCGTAACGGTAACAGTCAAAAAAGACGACCAAGCTATTAGTCGTTACATGTGGCTTCCAGTCATCGACCATCGAAGCAAGGCTATTCAAAATCCAAACAGTTTTGACATCAACAAAAACAAGATGCGCTGTCTTGTTAAATGCTTGGGCATGTTTGGGCTTGGCTTGTACATCTACGCAGGCGAAGATTTGCCGGAAGCTGAAAAGAATCCGCCGTTTGACCTTGCTGCGTATGAGAAAGCAGTTGCCGAAGCGCAGACAGAAGATGAACTGAAACAAATCTTCGCAGACGCTTGGAAGCACACAGACGGAAAAATCCGCGCCAAAGTTAAGGATATTTACGAAAACCGCAAAGCGGATTTTAAGGAAGAAGAATAAGGGATTGATATGTTGAATGTTTTTATTGACATTGAGACTATCCCAAATCAGAAACAGGGCGCATTTGAGGCAATTCTTCAAGATGTTGCCCTGAATTTCAAAGCCCCAAGCGACTTAACGAAAGAAAAAGCCGCCGCTGATTTGGGAATCACGGATAAAGACGAAATCAAGTTTACGTCTAAAGCATCGATGATTGGACGATGGGAGGCTGTCATGGCCTTTTCCAAGTCCAATGAGGTTGCAGATGATAAGTACCGAAGAACAGCGTTAAACGGCGGTTACGGTGAAGTTTGCGTTATCGGCTTGGCAGTAGATAACGGAGAGCCTGAAGCCATTACAGGCGAAACCGAAGCGGAAATACTAACCAAGTTAAACCAATTAATAATCCGTATTAAATACGATGTGCCGCGCCCGAATATTCGATTTATCGGGCATAACATTGAGTTTGATATCCGCTTCCTACTCCACCGATTCATCGTGAATCGAATCAAGCCTGCTATCAATTTGCATTACTCGCAATACAGCGAGAATTTCGCAGACACAATGCAGATTTGGGCAGGTCGTGGAAACCGTATCAAGCTTGCAGAGCTATGCGAAATATTAGGGATTCCAAACCCTAAAGACGGCATAGACGGCTCGCAGGTTTGGGATTATGTGCAAGCCGGGAGAATCGAAGAAGTTGCAGAGTATTGCAAGAAAGACGTTATCGCAACGCGTGAAGCGTACAACAGAATGACATTTCAATTTTAAAAAGGAATCAAAATGCTGAATAAAGTAATCCTCATTGGTCGTCTTGGCCGTGATCCTGAAACGCGCTTCATGGCGAACGGAGAAGCTGTCTGTAACTTTTCCGTAGCCACTAGTGAAAAGTACACAGACAAAAACGGCCAACGCCAAGAGGCCACAGAATGGCATAACGTTACCATGTACCGCAAACTGGCAGAGATTGCTGGGCAATACCTGACAAAAGGCAGTCAAGTGTATTTAGAGGGGAAAATCCAAAGCCGTAAATATCAAGGCAAAGACGGCATCGAGCGCACGGCATACGAGATTATCGCCAATGAAATGAAGATGTTGGGCGGCGGTAATGACAGCGGTCAACAATCAAACCAAACACCATCGCAACCGCGCCGACAAGCACCAGCAACGCCTGCCGCGCCTGTTGAAGATGTTGACGATGACATACCGTTCTGAGTTAAGGAGTAAAAAATGAGCTATTTAAAAGACGTAAAAGAATCATTAAAAAATATTGATGAATTATGTGATGACGCATTAAAAGAAGCTGACGACTATGCGTTCTACATAAAACAAATTCAAACTATGGTAGGTAATGCAATTAGCGATTTTGAATCATTAATTTATGAATTAAAAATAGGCGAAGAGAAGTTACTTGAAGCCACAAAAATCATTGAAGAATACATTAACGGTAGGGATTAAAAAATGACCAACCAATTTAAATTCGGCGACCTTGTAAGATGCAAGGGATACCCAACAACAGGGGTCATCGTTGGACTGAACGATAAGGACAATACGGCGGCGGTCTGTTTTGTTGGGCTTTACCACCCGGAGCGGAGAATAGAAATAAATTCTCTTGAGCTTATCCCACACCCTGACACCGTGCGGCTTAACTGGCTGTTAAAGAATGATTGTGCTTTAACAGAAAGGCTTTGTGATGAAGATGGCGATATTCTTGACACCCCAAATGCTGTTATCCAAAAACAAGAAGACCATTTTGAGGTATTGGCAGCTACAAGTAACGACATCCGTGAAGCCATAGATGTAGCTATGGCATACATCGAAAGCAAACGATAACACCCACAGGCAGACGGCCTAAAACGCCCAAGCCGTTGAGAGGACGGCAATTAGCGAGGAAACAAAATGCAAACAGCAACAATAGCAACAAGACCGACGGCAAAACAGATGCTTGCTGCGAAGAAAGCGGCGAAGAAATTGACCCAAGAAGAACGCGCCCTGAAACGCGCGGGAGCGGTGCGAAACGTTGACCGAAACCGCCTATCCACATTATCGAAAGCGCAAAAAGAAAACATCGCCGAGATGTTGTCAGGCGCGAAAGTGTCCGAAGATGAGGCGGTAACGTGTAGCGTCAAGATGTGGCTTTCGTTGCAAGATATGCGCTACGCCTGCAATCAGGAATTAATCAACTTCGCCGAGCATATCATCAAGCAGGTTCAGCGTCTTGGCTTGTACTGCAACACGGACGACCCAGCGAACGAGAAAAGCGTCGAGTTTGCTTGCCGTGAAGCATCGCAAGCAGTCGCGCAATGGACTAAGGATTTTGACGACCTTAGCCCGAATCAGCGTCAATTGGTATTGCGCCCCCTGTCTAATCTCTTCGCCGCGTATGAAGAGTTTTTGAAAGATGCGCCGGTGCGGTTAATCGCCGAAGTATCGACATACTCGCTCGCCGTCAGTGTTACCAAAAAAGCCATGACGTTTTTAGAACTTGACGGCGGTTTGATTTCGGCGGTTGATAAGGTCGTCAACGGCAGCGATTCCCGCGCGGAAGCCCGCCGCCTGAAAATGCCCTATGCCGAATTTACAGACCGAATCTTACACGCAGCAACCTGCTTTACGATGTGGGCATTCACGCAGATGCGGAGCTTTCGGCGATGTATGGCAAGCCATTAAACCCTGTACGCCCGCAACGCATTGGCGACGTGCGGCAACCGATGATGAAAATGCTTGTTGCAAATAAGGGTGGCGCACTGGTTCAGGCTGTCAAGGATTCGGAAAACATTATCCGACATTGCGACAGCGGAACCGGCTTTAGCTGCTTCAACTGGACTAAGCATTTCAAACGTGCCGCAAACCTGATTAACCTTATACGGCAAGGAGAAGCGGCATGAAAGACCTAATTGCCGCAATCCTGATAGCCGCAGTCATCATGGCTATCGAGCTATCAGGAATCCCGAAAGTGGCGATGCAGATAAACGAATATCAAAGAGGGCAACAAAAGTGAAAATACTTGACCCATGTTGCGGCAGCCGCATGATGTATTTTGACAAACAAGACCAACGAGTTTTATTTGGAGACATACGAGAAGAAGAGCATTACTTGAAAGACCGAGAATCAATTCGTCATTTAGAGGTAAAGCCAGATATAAAAATGGACTTTACAAGATTACCTTTCCGCAACGAGAGTTTCCGCCTTGTAGTTTTCGACCCACCGCATTTGGTGCGCGCAGGGAAAAAATCATGGTTGGCCAAGAAGTACGGGAAGTTAGGTGATGACTGGAGGACTGATATTAAAAAGGGATTTGCCGAATGTTTCCGAGTATTGGAAGAAGGCGGAGTATTGATATTCAAATGGAACGAAAATCAAATATCAACTAAAGAAATTCTATCCTTGACCGATGAAAAGCCAATTTTTGGACATGTAACTAGGAAACACAGGACAAATCAAACGGCCACACATTGGTTTACGTTTATTAAAGGGACTGCAAATGAGAATTGAACCGTACAGACGGCTGAATAACTACCAATCCGACAGGCGGCGTAAATACCGCCTAATGAAGATACGAAAGGCACGAAGATGAAAATTAATTTCGAAAATAAATTTGTAATTAAAACAGTAGATAATATTTTTTTAATACTATTCTTACTGCCGTTGGCTGTATCAGTATTATCATCTTTTACAGCGTTCATGTTATTAATTTTGGCGCGTTTTTTCTTCTTCTTATGCCTTTTCACTTTTTATCCTATTCTTCTGATTTTAAAGAAAATCTCAAATGGCAAATGGGACCCAGTAAGTCCTTTTAAATATGCAAAATCGACAATCAAACACTCCAATAGTTTCTTCCTTGATATTTTAGATTTTTGCTTATATTGCAAACATTAAAAAAGGATTTTTAAATGTACCTAACATCTCAAGAATGCGCCGACCTGCTACACGTCAAACGCACAACATTTGTTAATCAGACTTGCAAGCAGTCTGACTTTCCAAAGCCGTTTGTAATTTCGCCGCGCAAACGGTTATGGCCGAAAGCAGAAGTACACGAATTTATCCGACGCCGCCGTCAGAAATAGAGAAACCGCCGTAACAGGCGGGTTTTTTTTAATCCACCAAAACAAACAAATCCCCTCCATCCGGGGGATAGTAAACACTAAGCAGGATTCTCAAGTCCTTATGGCCGCTGATTTTGGCAAGTTGCATAGGTTCAACTTTCGCCGCCATGCGCGTCAGTGCCTTGTGTCGCGTATCGTGAAAATGAAAGTCATCAGCACCATCAACCTTTGCCCTTGCACGTCTAAACATCACGTCAAGCGTGTGGGAGCTTATATCAAACACAGACCCACTCTCAGAGCGTGGCAATCTATCCAATATCGCCATAGCCTTTTTAGACAGCGGCACGTCTCGACTGCTGCCGTTTTTTGTCATTGGCAAATGCACCACGCGCCTACTCAAATGCACATCACGCCAAACCATGTTGCAGATTTCCCCGGCGCGCATGGCCGTCTCAATCGCAAACAAGACAGCCAAGCCGATACGCTGTTTTGCCGTGATTATCGGCACGCCGTCAGCTACACCAAGCTCACGCACGACAGCCAAGACAATATCATCGGACGGTATATAGTTTCGCGCCTTTCCCTTGCTAGGCCGTCTGATTTGCAATAGAGGATTTGACGGCAATAAGCCCCATTCTTTGACCGCCATTTGACAGACGGAAGACAGTGTTTCAAGCTCACGCCTGACCGTGGCCTCTTGCACTTCTTTTTTGCGGTTATCGCGCCATTGGGCAAAATGATGTGGGCGCAGGTCGCTGACTTTAATATCTGCCAAATCGGATCGCAACACACGATTCAGACGGTACGTTTCCGCCCTGTTGCCTCGCTTCGTGGGTGTGATTTCATCGCGGTACCGTGTCAGCAAATCGGCAAAATATAGGCTTTTGGGCGCATTACCCTGTACGCCGTCCAAGATTGCCGCTTCAGTCCTCGCCGCCCATGCAACGGCATCAGATTTCAGGGTAAATGTTTCAGACTTGGTAACGCCTTTTAGACGGACTTTGACTCGATATTTTCCGTTTCGCTTTTCGATGGTTGCCATTGGTATATTATTGGGACAGTGAGGGGACACGGCATTATATGTTATAATCAATCCTAATCAATCATAAAGGATTGAATGGTGCAGATATGAGATTGATTTATATGTATAATCTATTAAAATCAATCATAATCTACTATAATCAATTTGCTGTTTTATTGCACTCCGTCCGCACCATTAACAATAAATAAATCAACAACTTAAAACGTATTGAGACAGTTTAGGGACAAAAGACACAGGCC